CCCATCTTTGAAATATATCTGGGAAAGCTTGATTAATTAAGCTTATGGTCCAAATATTTGCACATCTTGGAGGAGCGTCAAAAATAACCGATGGTCTAGTTGGCTCAATAATTCCCTGCCATGAATCAAAAAATGTTGGAATATATTTAGATTCATCCATAACAAACATATCGTTTACTGGATCATAAATACTACCTTCTCCAGCAAACTCATTTCTAAAATTTCTGTTATATGAAGTTTGAATCCAATTCCCTTCAAGTCCGATGGAAGCGATGAAGTCTTTGCCTGCTTGTTCTGTTTCAGCATTATTATTATCAATAACAATTACTTGCTCAACAATATTATTTTCGTTTATCTTTGCAAAATGAGCCATTATAGAGCCACCCTAACTATTACTATTCCTGAACCACCTGATCCAGTCATTCCATAACCTGGAGTAGGTATACCGTTTACGCCGCCACTTCCACCACCTGTATTTGCTGCTGCTGAAATACCAACATTACCTGTGCTTCCAGCAGTTCCTCCACCAGTTCCACCTGTGCTGTATGTGCTACTTGGAGAAGCACCTCCGCCTCCACCACCGCCAGAATAAGTTACTGAAGTTCCAGAAATAGAAGAAGCTAATCCATTTCCTCCATTACCAG